GCATGTTAAAATAGAATTATATGCAAAATTAAAAAAGAATAATCCTTTAGTCTCGTTATTAAAACAACATGGTTTTACATTTGCTGGAGGGCGTGGGAAAGAGATACTTTTAAACCTCATCCGTTATTTAAAGTTGTTCCTGGAGAAATAGAAACTTGGGAGAAAATAAAAAAATGAATGAGAGTAATATATTATAATGGTGAAAAATTACCTTTTGCTAAATGGACTAAAAGACTTATCCCAAAATGGATAGAAAGAAAGAAAGAAGGAATAAATAATGCAGGTAAGATTACATTATGAAACTAAAAATGGACAAAAGAAAGTAACAATTAAAAAAATGACAGTAAAGCAAGCAAGAAAATTATATAAAGAAGAATTAAAATAAAACGATAAGATTATATTTGTTTATTTAACAGCTTGGGGGGAATGGCGAGAATATTGTTATTGTGTTTTAAAAGATACAAGGGAGAAAATTAATGAGTAATTTTTTAGAACTATTAGATATATTTGGATTTTTTGACAGGAAGAAATTACCTAAAATGCCTAAAGATTTTAAACCTGTAGGTGAATTTAATCCTGTTACACTTGATGTTAAAAAAATGCCAGACGAAATTATTATCAAAAAACCGCATTTTAATACAGACGCTATTCAAAGTTACGATAAAGAAACAAAGAAATTTATATATAGACCACAAACATTGGAAGAATATATAGGACAAGCAAAAGCAAAAGAACTAATTAAGCTTAACGTTAAGAAGATTAAAGAACTTAGAGCGGTGCATTTTTTAATAAGCGGAGATAAAGGACACGGTAAAACTACAGTTGCTCATATTATAAAAAATTTATTGGATGCGGAAATGATAGAACGAATCGCTTCTCAGTTGTCTGACCCTAATCAATTAATAGAAATTATTAATACTATTAATAATTCAAAGAAATATCCTATATTATTCTTAGATGAAGTGCATAATTTAACAGTTGATTTAGCTGAGATGCTCTATCCGATTATGGAAGACTTTAAAGTGGCAAGTAAATTAGTAAAGCCTTTTTCTTTAATTGGAGCAACTACTGAAAAGAATCTCCTGGTTAAGAATTGTCCTCCATTTGTAGATAGATTTCAGGTACAAATAGAATTAGAACATTATACTGCAAATAATATTATCGAAATTATAAAACAATATCATAAACAATTATATCCCGATTATCATATTTCTGATAAAACATTTAATATTATTGCACAAAATTGTAAGTTTACTCCCAGAATTGCAATAACTTTACTTGAAGATAGCCTAATAGAACAAAATATTCAAAAAGTTTTGCAGTATCATAGAATTGTGAAACAAGGACTAACTGAAACTGACGTAAAAATTATTATGGCACTAAAAAAGAATGTAAAACCTATGGGAGAAGAAGCTATATCTCAGATTGTAGGAGTGAGTAGAGCAGATTATAGAACTGTCTATGAACCATTTTTAGTTAAGCAAGGTTATGTTATCCGAACTACAAGAGGACGAATGATTGGACATAATGCTGACCAACTATTACAAGGATTAAAAATATAGAATAGAGAGGATGTTAAGAATGAATAGCAAATATCAAGCAGAACTAAGAAAATTACAGAAAAAATTACAACAAGAAAAAAAGAACATTACTATCGAATTAATTAATTATTATTTTGCTAAATATCATGTAACTAATGAGTGTTCTTATATTAGAGCAAAAAAGGCAGGATTGGTTTGGGTTGATTTATTAAATTGGTTTGGTAAAAATTATTTTCAGCAGATTGAACGATTTAATTTTAAAGAAGCAATTAAGCGAGCGAACAAAGATTTAGAGAAATTAAGGACAAATTTATATATGCAATGGGAACGTGGAGAATTTAAGGAAGAAATAAAAGCACTGGATATAAAACGAGCTAAATTAGAAAAGAAAGGAAAAGAATTATCTTATATACAAGAATTAAAATACGAATTTTTAGTAGAGTATCAGAATTATAGGCAAGAAAATAAAATCTATATTAAGAGAGATTTAGGGATTAAGGAGTGGTAACTATGAAAATTAAATACGAAGCGTTAATTCAAGAACATTTAAAAGAGAAACATTTTACAGAAGAAGACAGGGCAGAACTTCAGAATAAAATTGATGAAATTAGAGAACTTAAAAAATAAGTTAGTCCAGGAATTTCTTATAATTATGCACATAATTTAATAGGATTTATTTTACGTGATATTGCAAATACATACGGAAAGTCATTAGCTAATCAAATACTTCGTGATGAAGGATTAAAAAAACTTGGATGGAGTGAAGAAAAATGAATCAAATAGTTGCCGATTTTAAGAATTGGTTAGTATTGAATGGATATTCATCTGATATTTATTCAAAGGTGATTAGACCATTTGTAGAATATTTATATAAGATTAATAGTATTAATATTAATACTATATATAATATTAATAATGCTATTAATAGCAAAGCTATTAATAGCTATGTCTTTCGCTTGAAAGCCAATAACTATAAAGAAGAATATATTAATCTTCAAATAAAAGCTATTAATAGTTTTCTTAAATATTTAAATTTAGATATAAATACACCAAAATTGCTTAAGACAAAGAAGAAACTACCAGATGCAATTACTTTGGAATTTTTAGAGAAAGAATTAATTTCAAATTTGGATATTAATTTTTCTAACCCATTGAAAATAAAAGCATTGCTTTATACTATGTTTTTTATTGGAGCACGCAAGAGTGAAATGTATACTTTAAAACGGGAAGATTTTGATTTCAAGAATCAAGTAGTAAAAATCTATGGCAAAAAAACGAAAACTGAACGCTTAGTTTTTATTCCTAAGAGATTAATTCGTATTTTAAAAGAGTATTTTATTGTAGAACCAGAGAAGACCAATGCGTTTAATTTAGGTGCAGGTGGGTTAGATTATATTTTTCAAGTATTAAAACCGAATTATCCTGATATAAACTTAAGACCTCATTTAATGAGACATAGTTTTGCTACACATCTTTTGCTTAAAGGATTTCCATTGCCTGATATAATGGATATGCTTGGACATTCTAACATTGCTACAACAATGCGATATTTAGGTTTAAAGAATAAGAGTAAAGAGGCAAGGGATAAATATAACGAAAGGATAGAAAATTAATGAGAATATTTACACTTCTTTTACGTGGATTTGATTTTGCAATAATTGTATTTTGTATTTGGTTTATTGGGGGATTAATACATTTAACATATCATTATTTTCTTGAATGGATGGCAGTAAAAATTCTTAAATTTATAGGCAAGAATCAAACTAAGAAAGGAGACGACAATGAATAATTTATATGCAATTTTGTTAGTTGTTCTTGGAGCGATTGTTTGGGCTTGGAGAGGTTGGAGTGAACCGAAGTTAAGTAATTATGTAAAAGCATTTATTTCTTCTTTGATTATGATAGGAGCAGTTGTTATTAATTATAATGCACCAGGATTAATAACTATTAATACTTTGGGTGCTATTATCGTATTAACATTACTGGAAGGTCTTTTAGGATATGGAGACGCTACATCTGAGTTGAATTGTGAATATAGCAGGTCTGGAACGACTGTAGATTTTGATACAACATTTGATACAACAAAGGAAGGTCAGGAAAATAAAAGTATATATTTTGATATGGGATTGGCTGTACAAGGTTTGCATAAAGAATATAAAGAATTATGGACTTATTTAGGATTGATTTCATTATGTTATTCATTACTACCTTTTTTAGTAATGTTTCCATATTTAAGCCCGATATGTTATTTAGTAGTCTCTTTGGTTGGAGCAATAGGTTTTCCGTTTGGCAAATTTGCAGATATTTATGTTCAAAAAAATAAGAAAAATACCAAACATTTTGTAGCAAAAATTAATAAATTTATTATAGCTAAGTTACATATTCTTAGTGGATTAGACTCATGGAAAGTAGCTGAAGCTATAATAGGAGCAGTAATTATATTGTCATGGATAATAGGAATAATTATCGCAAGAATTTTAGTATAAACCCCTTGACAGACGTAACATTAATATGATATAATTATAACAGCAGAAGAAAAAGATGAAAATAGCTAACCTTCCAGATATGGAACGCAAAGTAATGAGAGCAATAATCAAAGCATGGATATTTAAGAATGGAAAAAATATTCCTACGGATATAGGACTTGAACAAAGATGTGAAGTAGTTGAACAATTATTAGATAATTAGATAAAGGATTAGCACAGGTTATTTATTATGAAAATGAAGGAACTTATAATATTCACGTAACTGAACAAGGCAGAAAAGTTATAGAAGGAAAATAAAAATGATTAAAGGCACAGAAATTTTATTGACAAAAGAATCATTATTAGCAAATGGAATAGAATTTTCAGATGATAGTCTTAAAAAAATAGCAGAAAATTCTAAAGACTTGGAATATGAACTTTATGCGAGTAATGGACAAGTTGGCAAGCTTTATAATATTAGATACGAAGAAGGTAAAGGTATAGTTGCGGACTTTGAAATAATTTATAAGCCAATAGTCAATCTTACGATAAATAATAGAATAGTATTGCCTAATAATAATGTATTAATAACTGACGCAAAAATAGAAGAAGCTTATTTAATGATACCAAAAAGCGAAGCACGAAAAATGAAACCAAGACCCACAAAGAAAGACAAGAAGAATGAGCAAGGAAAATCAAAAGAATAAATTCAAGAATCATTTATTTGCTATTAATATAGATACTTACTTAGAAATAATAGAATTGGCTAAGAAGCATGGGAAAAAACCTGGCGATAGTATGCAAGAAGAATTTATAGAAGTAATAAAAAAGAAAAAAGCTAAGTATTTAGGTGGAACGAATAAAGATAAGGATTTGCTTACTGGAGACCTGAGAGAAGAAGGTTTACGAATATTAAATTTAGATGAATTGCAAAGAAAGAAGGATAACAATGGCAAAAGGAAACAATAGAAAAAGAGAGATAAATAAAAAATTAGTTATTGTTCTTTCAAATGTTGAACTTAGTCAAAAATTAAGACAACATATCTATGAATTTATTAATGCTTATAATTGGATGATGTCACTTGGCGTAAGCCCTAAAATATTATCATTTTTTAAAGTAGGATATGATAAGCTTATTGAAGAATTCAAAGGAGCAAGAGATTATATTGTAAGCGAAAAAGAAAGAAAAGAATTTTTGAAATTAATGCGAAAAAATTTCTTAAAAGATAATGGAAAAGATAAGAAATGATTATTCATACTTATGACCCTAAAAAACGAAAACAAGTAGTAGCAGGCGAGCTTATTGGAAATTATTTTATGAAAACAATTGGCAAAGACCATTTCATGATAAAAGAAAAAGGGTTTGGAATTCAGGAAGATGTTTTACAAACTTTACAAGAAGCAGGGTGTGAAAGAATAATAGTTAAAACTAAAAAATTTATATATGGCACTTCATTAGAAAATTGGATGAAACAACCAATCAGAAATTATGGTCACGGTAAACAAAAATTTATATCAGTTAAAAAGTTGGAGGTTTTAAGATGAATAAGAAAATAGTTAATTCTATATTATGTAAGAAGCATGATGATTTTGTTAAAAGCATTGAAGATGAAAAAGTGCGTAAATTAGTAGATAAGAATTCTATAATTACAGGGGGAGCAATAGTATCTTTATTGCTTAACGAAAAGATTAATGATTATGATTATTATTTTATTAATAAAGAAACTGCTCTGGCAGTTGCTCATTATTATATTCAGAAATTCAAGGAGCGAACAGACAATGTTAGCAAGAAGGTTAATATATATGTGGAAGAAAGAGAAGACAGAATTAAGGTAATTGTTAAATCTGCTGGTATAGCAAAAGAAGGAGAAGATAATGGTGGTTATCAATATTTTGAAACCAGACCTACAGATGAAGGAATGGACTTTGTAGAGTCAGTAACTAATCTGGATGAAATTCCTGCGGAAGAAGTAGAAAAAGATAAACCTAAATATAGACCAGTTTTTATGACAAGCAATGCAATTACTTTATCTAATCATGTACAGCTTGTATTAAGATTTTATGGGAATCCCGAAGAAATACATAAAAATTATGATTTTGTACATTGTACGAATTATTGGTTATCAAGTGAACGCAAACTTTATTTGAAACAAGAAGCATTAGAATCTATCCTGGCAAGACAGCTTTATTATGTTGGTTCTCTTTATCCTGTTGCTTCTATTATGAGAACACGCAAGTTTATTAAAAGAGGATGGCATATAAATGCTGGTCAATATATTAAGATGTGTTTTCAAGTTAGTCAATTAGATTTAACTAATATAGAAGTATTAGAAGACCAATTAACTGGTGTAGATAATGCTTATTTTTATCAGGTTATTGAATGGTTTAAAAAGAAAAAAACAGAGGATGAAAACTTTGAAATATCACTTCCATATATTGTGAGTATAATAGATAGAATATTTTAAGGAGGATATTATGCACAGTTGGGGCGATAAAAATGTTGATTGGAAAGGTATTGACAATGCAATGATGATGATTGTCAAGGAATTAAAAAAATATAGAATTTGTATCAGACAATATAAAGAAAAGTTTGGTACAGTTAGAATTTATTGCTCATTAGGTTGGTATTGTTTACGTGATATAACACATCCTGGTCATGCAAGACATTATAATACAAAATGGCTAAGATATTTAGATATTTATTACGTACCAAAATTAATGAAATTTGTTAATTATATTGTATTGCCAATACACAAAAAAGTATATCGAAATGCGTATAAAAAAGCTTGTGATAAGTATCCGCATTTGAAAGAAGAAATTTGTTGCATGGCAGATTATGTTGATTTGTTAGATTTTTATAAATCTCCCTGGAGGAAAGTATGAAATTGAAACAAAGAGAATTTTGCCATAATTGCAGAAAACACGTTGACTTTGAATTTGAAGACGTAGTTGGTCGGCAGATTATTTATTGCCCTGTATGCGGACATGAACATTATAGAGAATTAGATGAGACCACACTTACGCAGGTAAGAATTAATATGAAGGTTCCGACAGGAGTTGATAGAATTGTTATGTGCAAAACTCCTAAATTATATGATATGACTGTCGGAGAAGATGTCGGTTATATGGATGAAATGGTAAAATATAAAGAAATGAAAATCATTGCAAGAGACGAAAATGGTTGTCCTATTGTTGAAGAAGAAGACCCAGAAGGAAAGAAACATGCACGTATGACAGATAGACGTTGGGGTCGTGACCCAAGACAGAGAGGTTAAAATGGATAGACTACAGATAGATACTGTTGTTTTTGAAAACAGAGCAGAAGCAAATAGATATTTTAGAGATTTCCCTGTTAATAGACACGCATTATATTTGCTTAAGGTTGGTAGAAATAAAGTTAAAGTCCTAAGAAGTAGATATTTTGATTTTAAATAGGAGGTATTATGATAATCAAATTTAATAAGAAACAATTATTAAAAACCTGGAAAAGTTATGGTTTAGGTGCCTGGTGTAAGACCTGGATTAGAATGGGTATATTAGACCCTAAAGGAATTGCGACGTGGTTTATATTAATAGCTTTAGTTATAACCACAATTCAATGGATAGGAGCAAAGAATAAACCTATTGAAATTAGCACAGACTTAGTTGCTTATGATAAAGAACTATCTATCAGATTAGACCCAAAAGAAGTTGCAAATATTGGGGCAGATTCTATTGGTATTAAAAAGCCTGCAAATTCAAGGGTACTTAGACATTGGAACTGGAGAGATGATATATTAGGAAAACCAATTAAGGTTGAAAACGTTGACCAGTTAAGAGATAAATTAAAACCATATGGATTTGAAAATAAATTTATCTTTGTTGGTGGAGTAGGTATAAGTACGAACGACGTGTCTGGAGAATCTGGCATAGGATATAGATATGCTCGGCTTTGGAAATTAAGAGCAGAAATCGTTGCTACAGAGAAAGGATTTTATCCTATTAGTGTATCTTATAAGCCAGATTGGTTTTTTAAGAATACAAATGTTAATATAGGATTTGGTAAACAATGGGAAGAAGGTAATAATCGCTATTTCTTTGGTGGTAATGTAGAATTTTAAGAGGGTTAAAATGACCTGTCCAAAGTGTAACAAAAAATTTGTAGTTTATATCGATAAAATTGATTTTGCCTGTATAGTTGTATGGGGCAAATGTTCAGAATGTATAAAGAAACAAGACCAGGAGGAAATAGATGAATATTATAAAGACAGTCCCAGACCCGATATTGAATGAAGTATCCAAAGATGTTAATTTATTATTTATCGGAAAAACAAATAAAGACCTTGTTGAGCCGATGAAAGCAGTATTAGAACAAACATCTGGGGTAGGATTATCTGCGGTACAGGTTGGGGAGTTGAAACGTGTTTTTATTATGAGAACTAAAGATAAAGAAGTTATTACTGTATATAATCCTAAGATATTAGAAAAAAGAAATTATTTTGTTTTTGCAGGAGAAGCGTGTTTGAGTATTCCAGGACAAGTAGCAAGTACAGAACGTTACAATGAAATAGTCGCTGAGTGGTATGATGAAAAGAAACAATATAAGAAAGCAACTTTAACTGGAATGGAAGCAATAATATTTCAGCATGAATATGACCATCTTGACGGTATTTTATTTACCGAAAGAAAATATAGCAAACAAAATAAAGTAGGAAGAAATGAACCATGTCCATGTGGAAGTGGGAAGAAATACAAAAAATGTTGCGGGAGATAAGATGAAAATAAGAGCAGTAAGCAGAAGAGAAGCATTAATTATTAAGCCAGAAGAAGGAGAAATATTAATTTCTATCTATAGCTCTGGAGATTCAAAACCAGAATTTAAAGAGACATGGAAAGATATTTTATTTCTGGAATTTGATGATATTGATGACCCGAAGTGTACTCATGGATTAAAACTATTCACCCAGGAACAAGCCAGAATTATACTTGCTTTTGTAGATATGTGTAAACCTAATGCTATAACAGTACATTGTGACGCAGGTATTAGCAGAAGTGTTGGTGTAATGCTTGCTCTTGATTATATTTATAATAATGAGAATAGATATAATGATAAAAGATATTCATTATATAATCGTTATGTATCAAGTTTATTGTTAAAAGAAAGGTATGATACAAAATGAAAGAAAAGACATTTAAACAACTACAAAAAGAAGCACACCAAACTGCAAAGGAAAAAGGATTTTGGGATTCTAATAGAAATGACGGAGAAATGATTGCTCTTATGCACAGTGAATTATCAGAAGCACTGGAAGAATTAAGACATAATAATTTATCATCTACAGGCGAGGAATTAGCTGACTGTATAATTCGTATTATGGATTTTTGCGAAGGAAGAAAAATCAACTTAGAAAATATATTGTTAAAAAAGATGAAGTATAATAAAACAAGACCTTATAAACACGGTAAAAAATTTTAAGGAGAAATAAAATGTTTAAATTTGTTAAAGTTATAGCTCAATATAAAAATTGTAGAGCATTTGCTCCAGCCTGGTATCTTTTGATTGAAAATATAGAAGACTTATTTTTATATTTTGAACAAACAAATCCAGAATTAGTAAAAACTTATCATCATATGAAAACAGAACACGGCGATTGTAGTATGGGAAGACACCCCGACACAAACCATGAGTACGCAATATATTGTACATTCTTTACAAATAATAATAATAGAAAAACTGTTATTGATGATATGTTTCATTTATCTGATACATTTTGTAGACCTAAAATAAACGCAATACTAAATGGTGAAAAAATATTGATTAATCGAACAACAATGGGTTTTACATATTATAATAAAAAACATCACTCAATAATAGAAAAACAAAAAACCAATCAGTTTATATTTCCAAACGAAAAATATACAGAAAAAGATATTCGTATAATTAAATGGGAAAATGGAACACATTACTATGCAAAAATTGGCAGAATTGATGTATTTATAGATGGTGAGCAAAAATGGGACACTAAAAAAGAAGCTCAAGAAAAGGCATTAAAATTTTTAAAAGAGGAGATAACTAATTATGAGTAAATTAATTGTTGAAGCATGTAAGATAGAAAAAGTCGAGAATCATCCTAATGCAGATAGACTTGATATTGTAACTGTAAAAGGATGGAATTGTATTGTAGGCAGAGATAATTATAAGGTAGGCGATGTAGTTATTTATTGTCCGCCCGATAGTGTTATTCCTGATGATATAATCGAGAAGTATAATCTGGAATATTTAAAGAAGAACGGACGTGTTGGAACTGTTAAACTTCGTGGTTATATTTCCCAGGGTCTTATTCTTGATATTCCGAAGGAGTTTTCCAGATACGCAAAGGTTGGCATGGACTTCGCTAAAATGCTTAAAATCACTAAATATGAGCCCCCTACACCATCTTTTCAGCAAAGTACGGGTAAAATCACTAAGAAGAAGAAAAATCCCCTATTTGACCGTTATACAGAAATTGAGAACATTAAGAATTATAATGGGGTATTTCAGGATTGCGACGATGTAGTTATCACAGAAAAGATTCATGGAACTAATTTCCGAGCAGGTATTTTAGATATATCTCCAGGTAAAGGAATTATAGGTAAACTAAAATTCTTGTTCCAGAAATATATACTGAAACAATCTAAAGAGTTTGTTTATGGTAGTCATAATGTACAATTGGGAGCTTTTAGTCGTAGAACATTTTATAAGAAAAACGTTTATGCAGAAATTGCCAAACGTTACGATTTAGTTAATAAGCTCAATACTACAGGTGCACAAAATATAATTATTTATGGAGAAATTTATGGAGCAGGTATTCAGAAAGGATATGAGTATGGATTAGAAGACATAGATGTAGTATTTTTTGACGTTAAAATCAATGGAAGATACATGTCTTTTGATGAATTCGAATTGTTTTGTAAGTCTCGTAATTTACCAATCGTGCCTGTACTATATGAAGGAGATTATTCTGAAGAAATAAGACAAAAATATAGCAAAGGAAAATCTATTTTATGTCCAAAACAAAAAATAAGAGAAGGTTGTGTTATCAAATCTTTGTTCGAGGAAAATAATCCAAGAGTTGGACGAAAGATTTTAAAGAGTGTTAATGATGATTATTTATTAATAAAAGATAGAACTGACTATAAATAAGGAGCAATCATGGCTCAATACAATTTTAAATTTGATGTATTTGATATGGTAATTATAAAAGCTCTTGATGTTCCTGGTAGAGTAGTTGCTATTAAAGTTGTTGGACATAATATATTTTATTCAATAGAATATTGGTGGAAAGGCACAATACAATCAGTAGCTTTATATGAAGATGAATTATCTAAGGTGAAATCATGAACATTATTAAATTTTCACATAATTGGAATAAAAAATTGTCACAAGAGATATTTACAACTATTCGAAAGTATGACAATAAGAAATGGAATTATTATAAAAGCCAAGAAAATAATAATTTCCATGTAATGTTAAATAATGACCATATAAATAATGCAAAATTATTAAGTGTAGAATATTTGATATTTAATGAATTACCAAAAGCCCTTATATGTTCTGATACTGGATTAAGTTATAAAGAAGCATTAGGGGTTTTTCGTAAATTTGGAATAACTATACATGATAGAGTTTTAGTATTAACATTCAAATCTATTTATTAATGGAGTTTTAATTATGTATAAAATTATTGTTTCTTTTAAAGACGGTAAAAAGATAGAAGATACTTTTCAAGAGTATGATAAGGCTTGTCACGCTTGTAGTGAGATGTGGAGGCGATATACAAATATTCTTAGAGTATCAGTTGTGGAGGTTAAAAAATGAATCTATTTGAAAAAATATTTCTATTTGGATGGACATTATTTATAATTTGGGCATGGATTCAAACGGAGTGGGAATATGATATTAGTATAAGAGAATCTGAAGAACGATTAAATTAGAAAAAATATTTAGGAGTTAAAATGACTAAAGATAGACAAATACCATTCTTGACATACCTATTCTTTATATTAGTCTATGCAAATCAGGGAGTCTCAGGACTTCCCGCACCTTCTATTTATTATCTTACGAGGGAAACCTGGCATTTATCTGCTACAATGCTCGGAATAATTCCGTTCATTGCTGGATTAGCGTGGTATATAAAACCAGCATTTGGTATTTTAACTGACTATTTTCCTATTAATAATTATCGTTCTAAATATTATTTATTAATAAATTATTGCTTAATATTAATAGCTGGTTTATATGTCATCTTTTTTGGATTTAATATATGGTCTTTGGTTATTGTTACATTTTTGATAAATATGGCAATAGCTTGTAATGATGTAGCGAATGATACTCAAATGGTTATACTCGAACAAAAGTATGATTTAAAAGGAAAAATACAGGCTTTACAATGGACAAGTTTAGGTATAGTTGGGGTTTTAGTTTCAGTATTGGGTGCTTTTATTGCTGATAAATTACCTGAGCCGATTAATTATAAAGTAGCTTATATGCTCTTTCTTTTATTGCCAGCAGGAACATTATATTATTTGACTAAAATATATAAAGAAGAACCGATTAAAGAAAAGAAAAAAATTAGTAATTTAAAAATAGATTTTAGTAAACTTAAAGATAGGGATTTTATACTGGGAATTATATTCATTTTTTGTTTGATGTTTTCACCTTCTTTTGGAAAGGCGTTAATGATAAAATTAAGAGAAGAAATGGGAGTCGCTAAGATGTTTTTAGGTTGGGTAGATGCAGTTGGTGGTGCTCTGGGAATCGTAGGATATATTTTATATTATTGGAAAGCCCATAAATTTTCTATTAAAAAACTATTATATTTTGCTGTTATATTTTCAGCTATAACTAATTTATTTTATTTATGGATACCGAATCAGTGGATATTATTATTATATACTATTATGTTTAGTGCTTTTAGTGGAATAGCATTTTTAACTATTCTTGCTTTCATAGCAAAAATTGTACCACAAGGATGTGAAGGATTATTTTATGCACTGGCAACAAGTGTAAATAACTTTGCTGGCAAGCTAAGTGGCGTCTTTGGAGGCGTATTATATGATAATTTTGGATATAATGTAAATGTAATAGTTGCAACAGGTTTCACACTTGCTTGTTTATTATTTATCCCTCATTTACAAATAAAAAGTGCAAAATACTTGACAGAAGTAACATAGATATGATATACTTGTAATAGGGGAGAAATCTCAAAAGATAAAGGAGAAAAGTATGGAATGTACCAAGTGCGGAAATAAAGATATTAATGAATTCGAATTAGCTTCAGACAAAGCTACCATTGGAAACCAACCTAATCAACCATTAAAGAAAAAATGTTTAAAATGCGGAGATATTAGTAATGTATCTATGCCTGAATTTTGCGAATTTGAAAGATATGAGGATGATTGATTATGAAACAAGAAGTAATTTTAAAGAAAATAGAAAATTTAGGGGAAAATAAAAACAATAAAAAGAAAGGATAATATTATGCCATATATCAAAGGAGACGACGGAAGAAGAGAAGCTCTACAAAAGGGAGAACCTGCACAGAACGCAGGAGAATTAAATTATCAGATTTTTTATTATACTAAGTATATTGCTAAAGATGCAAAAGAACACAGAATTCGAGAGGCTATTACTAATTTTGTAAAGAATTTTATAGGAGAAAATCCTAATTATCAAAAATATAATGATATGACAGGTGCTCTTATAAGATGTGAAAGAGAAATAAAAAGACGATTGACTTCTTTTACTGCCCATGTTATAGCAAATGGAATATTACCAGATATTCTTAATAGTTATGACGCAGAGATTAATGCTTACGAAGATACAAAAATAGAGTCTAATGGAGATGTATAATGAATAATCCTATATTATTAATATTAATCTTCTTTCAAATATTGGTAGCAATTTATTATTTTATTAATCATGGATTATTTTTAGGTTTGTTATTTATTATATATGCGTTAGGAAATGTTATTACTTTATTTTTAAAAATCCAATAGGAGTTTGATATGAAAATAGAAGAAATGTTAAATAAAATTTTTTTAGAAACCAAAAACGGATTTGAATATGTAAAAGAAATACCTGATAAGTCTATAGATATGATACTTTGCGACTTACCTTATGGAACTACTGCTTGTAAATGGGATAGTGTTATCCCCCTTGGTTTATTATGGAAGCAATATAAAAGAATTATTAAAGATAATGGGGCTATTGTATTAACAGCAAGTCAGCCATTTACCAGTGCTTTAATAATGAGTAATCCAAAAATGTTTAGATATTGCTTATAAAAGATTAGAGGAGTTAGATAATGATAAATAATTATGAAATAATAGAATATAAATCTGAAGCTCACCCAGATACTTTAACAGACCTTATAGTAGAAGAATGTGCTACCACTTTAGATAAATATTATAAGAGAAAGTATGGTAAAGTACTGCATTATAATGTAGATAAAGCTGTGTTTCTTGCAGGGGATGTGAATATTTGGTATGGAGGCGGTGAAATTGTCAAAGACCCTTGTTTTATTTTAGCAGGTCAAGCTACAAATATAAACGAAAAATTAAAGTTAATTTTAACTAAAGTTATTAGAAAAACAGTAAACAAATATTTGCCGAAATTAGAATCTTTTAACATTGAAATAAGAACAAACAATACTTCTCAAAATTTAAACAGCATTGCTAAAGAAACCGAAATACTATCAAATGATACTTCTTTTGGGGTGGGTTATTATCCTTTTTCTGATAATGAAGAAAAAGTATTTGCGATAAAAAAAGAATTAGATAGAATGATTAAAGAACATAAAATACCTGTCGGAGAACTTTATAAAATAATGCTAACACCAAAAACTATATCTATTTCTGCCCCTTTGTATGCACAAGAAGTTAAAAATAGAGAATCATATGCTCATTACAAAAAACAAATAGAACAAAAATTATCTAATTATGGTAATATTATTTTTAATCCTGACTTTGAAAATAGTTATCCTTATTTAACATTGTGCGGAAGTAGTATAGAATGTGGAGATGACGGACAAGTAGGTAGAGGGAATCGTTATAATGGATTAATTACACCTTGTAGACCAATGACTATAGAAGCATATCATGGTAAAAACAATAAAAATCATGTTGGTAAATTGTATTCTAAATTAGCATTTGAAAGGGCACAAGAGATATATAAGAAAACAAATAAATATACTGAAGTGATATTAGTAAGTAAAATAGGTAAACCAATAACAGAATACGAGGAGTATATAAAACAATGAAAAAATATCAGATTATATATGCCGACCCCCCCTGGACATTTAAAACATACAGTTTAAAAGGAAAAAAATATAAGTCTGCCGAATGTCATTATAATTGTATGTCTAAACGTGCAATTCAAGATATTCCTGTTAATTTATTGGCAGATGATAATTGTGTTTTATTTTTATGGGTAACTTTTCCTTGTTTGTTAGAAGGACTTGAATTAATTAAAAAATGGGGGTTTACTTATAAAACTTGTGCATTTACTTGGGTTAAAAAAAATAAAAAATCAGATAGTTATTTTTGGGGGTTAGGGTATTGGACAAGGTCGAACGCAGAATTATGTTTATTAGCAACTATTGGTAATCCAAAACGTATTTCTTGTTCTGTTCATCAAATTATAGACGCTAAAATAAGAAAACATTCACAAAAACCAATAGAAGTTAAAGATAAAATTGTTAAACTTATGGGAGATTTGCCTCGTATTGAATTATTTGCAAGAGAAAAAACACAAGGATGGGATATAATTGAAGGAAAAGATAATGCAGATGGGACTGGTAATGATATAATAACGTGGATAAATAGAAGGTATAAAAATGAATAAAATCTTAACTACTTATTTAGCAGGATATATTGAAGCGTCCCCAGAAAGTGCATTTGATTGGAGAGATAAAGCTTATGAATCTTTGTATAATCCACAAAAGCTTATCGTTTATGACCCAATTAGACAGGAAGCGAGTAAAACAGGGAAAAAAGCAGGTTCGCATGTTCAATATGTTACAGGATTAAAAAAAGCAGGACGATATGAACAATTTGATAATGAAATGGATAAGATTTGGCTTGGTAACATAAAAAGAACATTTGACCTGGCTCGTTTATTTAAATTATTAAGAGATAGAGCATTAGTAGATGGTAACAAAGAAGAAGAATTAAAATGGTGGGGAGATTATGAAGCAGTTGCCAGGAGTGATTTTATAATTGCCTTTATGAAAAAGGATATTCAAACCATAGGTACTATTGGAGAAATTTTTGAGGCAATGCTTTTAAATATTCCTGTTTATTTAATAATCGATTCCCCAAAAACAGAAACTAATTCTACTTTACTTTATTGGGTAAGATTTTCTGGTGGGGAAATCTTTTATAAATTAGAAGATTGTATTAAATTTATAAATGAAAAGTATAAATTAAATAACTAATTTTTTTTTAGAAAGGGACTTACAGTGCAAGTAGATTATTGTGATATATGTTCTAATGTAATTAGACATAAATATAAAATTACAATCATAGATGTAACAGGATTAGAACAATCGAATGAATATCGAAAAATAAATACAGTAAATCCCTTATATCGTTTACAAGAAGCCGAAAAAATAGTAACTAATTATATAGAAAAAAAAGAAATTTGTAAAGAGTGTAGAGAACTTTATAAATTACTTGGTAATATGAGAGCAAAAGAAATAGCAAAATTAAAAAAGAAATTCGAACAGATTATGAAATTAAAATCAAAACCTAAAGGAAAAGGGAGGAAAAAAAGTAATGGAAAGTAAGAATTATTTTAATATTTTTTGTGAATTAGTAGCAGACCAATTTCGTTATGGCGGTAAAAAGTATGCCTATTCAGGAACAAGAGAGAGTACGGATGTTCTTTTTGATAAGCACGGAAAAAATTGGCTATTTGGTACAATAGATAAATATACTTTCAGATTTAAAAATTGTAAAAGAGAAAAAGACCTTTTAAAAATTGCTTGTTATATGTATATTCTTTGGCTTAAAAGAGGTTTTTATATTATGGAACGTGGCATAAATGACCCAGCTATCGATACAAATGTCAAAACAAAATTAGAACAATATACAACTTTCTTAAAGAAATTAGAAGGTAAACAGCAATTTATTGATGGATTGAACTTATCTAATAAAGAGATGGAAGAATCTAAAGTTCCAACTGAATTATTAGATGAAACAACTATTTTGACAAATAATCCAGATGACCTTTATTTTACTGATAGTTTTTTTGTACAAGCAACATCTCGATTATTAGGCAGATTTTCAGAAATAGAATGGAAAGATATATCTGAATCTGACCTTATTAAAATTTTTGCTTTTGCTTATACTCTTTGGTACAGAAATTTTAAAGATAAAGCAGGACAAGATACTGATACTTGGTTGGAGGATAAATTTAAGAATGAAAAATAAATGTATCAATAAACAAAAAATGAATATAAAAGAACATATTGCAAGATTAAAACAATTTTTAAATTCTGATTATTTAGATGGATTAATAAGTTTTTGGCAAGATAAGTCTGCAAAGGATATGTTTGAGGAAGATGTAAAAATATTACTTCAAGCATATGAAGACTTAAAAAGGAAAAAATATGATTGAAAATAAAAAAAGTAAAATAATATTTCTTGATTTCGGAATTTTTATGTTTCGTCCGATTAAATCTTATAGTGCACAAGTGCGGGCGAAAATGGAAAAGATTGACCAGATAGAACAAGAATTAAAACAAACTTCTAATTTCCAGAGACAAACTATATTAAGAAAACAATTAGAAGAAACAAAAGACAGATTTGTTCTGCCTCCAGAATGGACATCTTTAAACATGATTCAGTCATGCTTGAAGCACGTTGGACTTAATAAAGAAGACACTGTAATTATTGCTTGTGATTATGGGCATAGTTGGCGAAAAGATTATGACCAAAATTACAAAGCTAATCGTAAAGCATTAAGAGAAAAAGACCCATATGTAGATTGGAATAAAATGTTTAAGAGGTTTAATATACTTAGGGATAAAATTGATGAACATACTCCGTTTAGGGTTATTAAAGTACATAGATTTGAAGCTGATGATATAATTGCTTATGGTACAGAATATTATAATGATAGGATATGTGTAATTGTATCTTCTGATAGTGATTATGAACAATTATGTGCAAGACCTAATGTAAGGATATTCTCACCTATAAGCAAGAAATATAAATTAATAAAGAATCCTTATTTATTAATAGCCAAAAAAGTTAAAAAAGAAGCTTCAGATAATTTACTTACTCCTGTATTAAGTGAAGAGGATTATAAAACAAGAATGTTATTAGTTAATCTTCTTGAACTCCCTGAGTTTGTTACATCAACTTTAAAACCATACTATGATGAATTACTTTTAGACAATAAAGAATTTCATTACGATAAAATACCTTATCAAAGTATGCAAAAAAGATTTAAAGAAATTTACGATAAAAATAAAGAAGTCGATTATGATAAATGTATTGAAAAAATAGTCAAAAAAGAACAGCGTCAAAGAAAGAAAAAAATTAAAGAAAAGAAGAATCAAACTAAGAAAGGAGCAAATAATGGAAAAGAGAATAGTTAAGTTGGCGAGAACCAAATCTATGATGGTTATAGATGTTGGTGATGGAAAAGAAGTATGGGCAAATACTTCTAAGAAAGTGTATGATTATGCTAAAAAAGTTCTGAAATTGGGCGATAATAATAAAGTACTTGAAGATGTTGACTTTGAATTTGAAAATAAGAATGGTCAATATTTTGTAACTCGTATTCATAAAGGTGGCGTACAAGGAGGCGAGAAGTCTCAGGAAGGAAGTCAAGAACCGCCAAAAAGTACTTCATCTCTTAAAAGTCAAGAACAATCAACAGGCGTATATACGCCAGATTTAACTGAAGTTGCAAAAGCTTTAAATAATATTGCAGTAGGGTTGGTAATTGTTGGACTTACTGGACAAGTAGACCCTAATAATGTTAGTACTTTAATAAGTACTATTAAAACAGAATTGAATAAATAATCTCTGTACCTCTTACCTTAACGATGGTAATTGATTTATTGATTGTGGTAAAGAGTGTAGATTCGTTATCTACTTTGAGCTATAGGAAGGCTACGCCTAATCATGAGGGTGCAACCCAGGGATAACCAACCCAACATCATGATAATTGATAAATCAGTTACCACCACTAAAGATTGGAAGTGATAAAATGAAGATTGCAGATACATTAAAAAGAGTTATCAAAATTATTTTGAAAGGGACAATAAAAATATTTAAGTTTTTAGGAAAGGGTATTATAATTGTTTCAATTGTAGGTAGTTTTATTCTTAATATAAATGTAAATATGGCATTAACAGATTTTTTTAGAAATCAAATAACATTAGGTACTACACAACAACTTACAAGTGAATGTTTACAAGACGTTGCCAGGAGTGTTGTGCGTGTACAAGAAAGTTATGTAATACTTGACAAAAAAGCAAAAGAATCTTATGTAGAAATAGAGAAGAAACTGAATACAAATAAAACTAAGATTGAAAATACAGTAACTTCTATTAAAGAATTATCTAAAGATTTGAATACAATATCTGTTTATACGGAAGACCAAGCAAAATTATTAGACGAATTAACTAAACAGATTGAAATATATAAACGACCAGATTATAAATATTTAAAGAATGTTACAGTTATTGTTTTTGGGAAATATCTTACAGAGAACGAACCAGTTGATTCTGAAAAACCATTAAATTACAAGAAAGATACAAGATATTGGGGAGGAACTGGAACAGTAGTAAAAATTACAGAAGATTACACTTATATATTAACTAATAAACATGTTACTGGCATTTCTGAAATAAAAGACAAGGATAAAGTTCTTTTACAAATAAAAGCAGATAAATTAACACTACCTGTTCCTGCTGAAATTGTTAAAATAGCAAGATTTTATGATTTGGCATTATTAAAGGTAACAGGTAAATTATACAATAAAGAAGCAATTAAAGGTATAGATTTTCCAGAAGACGCAGAAAAAGTTTATACTATAGGGCACCATGCAAGTAGAGCATTTCTTTATGGAGAAGGTGTTTATAGTTGTACTGATGGATTATCTACAGTATTCCAGTTGCCTTGTATGTGGGGATGTTCTGGTTCAGGAGTATTTGATAAAGATGGGAATTTAATAGGAGTAGTTTTTTCTTTAAAAATTGTACAAATCGAAGGGTTAGGTTTAGTTACAGATATTACTCATGCTAATGCAGTTCCTACTCTTTTTATAAAGCAATTTCTGAAGGGAATAATAGATGAATAAAAATGAGTTTAAATGTATATGTTGTAAAAGAGTTTTATCTATTAATAAATTAGGAAAGACAATAGGCAAAGATGATTATTGTATTAAATGTATAGATGAAATTAGAAGTGCATTTAGTTATCATATAGGCGGAGCGGAAATAACAAAACAACATTATGATAGTATTAAAAAACGAGGATATGTAATAAATGAGGAATTAGATAAAGACAGGATAAAATAATGTTACAACAATATTTAATTAAATTGCTTGAATTACCGAATTTTTATATTGCAGAAAGATTATTGGTCTCTTTATTATTAAGCGGACTAATTGGTGCTGAACGAGAGCGTAATGATAAACCAGCAGGGATTAGAACAATTATGATGATTTGTTTAGGGGCAACTTTAATTGTTATATTAACACTCGAATTTAATAAAATGTATGATAATTTCGATATGATGAGACCACTTGCGTATTATTTAGTTGGTTGGGGATTTTTAGGTGGAAATATTATCAATAGAATAGGTAGAAGTAAACTTGAAGGGATTACTACTGCATCTTTATTGTTACCATTATCAGTTATAGGTTTTTTTTGTGGAATAGGAGAAATAGTATTGGCTTGTATAGGAACGTTGCTTATTTATTTTATTTTGAATATTAAATATATTCAAATAAAATTTAATGAAATGAAAGGAATTTAAGTGGTAAGAAAAGAAAAAAACGCAGAAATAATCACTAATCATCGAATAATGAAATGTTGGACATGTGAAGGATATGGTGGTTATTATTTATTAAATAATCCCAATAAAAGAGGATTTAGAAAAATGAGATATAAAACTTGTCCTGCATGTAAAGGCAAAGGGACATTTACTGAAAAACATTATTTTATTATTGACAAGAAAAATAAAATAGCTTTTAGTGGAGATACAATAAAATAAACAAGGAGACCTAATGGATTATCAGAATACAATATTATCACGCTTGTTAGATTATTTACAATTAAAGAAATGGAAAATCCAAAAACGTGGTATGGTTGTTATGGTATTATGTCCATTTTGTAAACATGAACCAAAACTAAAATCATATTCAGCTAATATTATTCCACGTACTTCTAAAATTAATTGTTTTAATTGTAAAAAAACTTATAATTTAATTGATATTGTTCGTGAGATTGAGCCTGATAAAAAAGATATGGAAGAAGAGGATATATATCAATATTTAAAAACAAGTTTAAAGTTAGATATTGTCACGGAAAAAGACCAAGAAAATCTTAAAGATTTATTAGATTTTTTTGAAACAAGTAAATTTTCTTTAGTTCCATTGGGCAGAAAATCTAAACGTCCAATAGAAAAAGGTTGGACAGAAAAAGAGCATAAAGACCGCAAAGAATGGGAAGATTGGTTACGTAATAATTTAAATATTGCTATTAGAACTGGTTCAGTTAGTAATATAACAGTTATAGATGTAGATACAAAACCAATTCCAGAACAAATTAGAAAAATAATGGGCAATCCTTTTATACAAGAAACACATAGAGGTTTTCATTTAATTTATTTATATGAAGAATTATTACCTAAGACAAGAATAGATGAATTTAGCATTGATATTGAAAATAATGGTGGATGTATAGCTATACATCCATCTATATGCCCAATAGAAGAAAAAGGTATAGATGAAAATGGCAAAGCTTATTGTAAAATAATTGGATATGCACCAAGAAAATTTATAGGAGATTATAAATTAATAAAAATGCCAACAGAATTATTAAATTTTCTCAAAGAAAGAGTTACAGTACCTCGTAAAACTATTTCTGAACAAATAGCAGAAGATATTAAGACAGAAATATATAAAAAACCTCTTATTGATATGAATGAGGGAAGAAATGATTTATTTGTTCATTTAGGGGGCATGTTTAGAAAACAATTAAATCCAGAACAAACAGAATATGCGTTAAGAGTTTTAAATAAAGTTATATGTAAAACGGAATTAGACCCAAAAGAAATTACTGCAATGATGGGCAGTTTAGAGAGATATAATGATTTTGATGAACAAGAATTGGCACATAAAGTTTTAAATTATTTACGTATAGTTGAAGTTGCTAATAGCAGAGACGTTAAAGAAGCTACAGGCGAAAAGAAAGCAACAGTAGATAAGATACTCAGTTATTTAGTTAAAGAAGGTTATTTAATTAAACGAGGAAGAAATTTTCATGTAGTTAAAAAGGTGGCTTGGGAAGAGAAGTTAATTGCTATGGGTAAACCAATAGGATTTAAAATGCCTTATTTTCACGATGTTGCTTATTTTAATTGGGGTGATATGCTTCTTATAGGAAGTAAAACTAAATATGGTAAATGTTTTGCAAAAGGTACGGAAATATTATTATATAATGGAGAATCAAAAAAAGTAGAAGACATATTGCCTGGCGATTTACTTATGGGAATTGATAGCAAGCCCAGAAAAGTTGAAGATATTTGCGTTGGATATGACAATATGTATGAAATAATTCCTGATGAAAATTCTTCGTTTACTGTCAATAGCGAACATATTTTGGTATTAAAAAATACATTAACTGGATGTATAATTAATATAACTGTTAAAGATTATTTAAAAAAACATAAGACATTTAAAAAATTTCATAAATTAATTCAGCAAGAAGTAGAATATAAAGATTCAAAAACTGAATTAAATCCTTATTTTTTAGGTTTATGGTTAGGAGACGGAGACTCTTGTAGTGTAAGAATAACCAACAAAGATAAGGAAATAATTAATTTCTTAGAAAACTATGCAAAAGTACAAGGACTATCTTTACATAAATATAAATATGGAATTAAGTGCCCATCTTATGCTATAGTATCTGAATCAAGAAACAAACGAAATACTGTTCAAGAATCTTTACAAAATCTTAGTTTGTATAATAATAAACATATCCCAAAACATTATCTATTAAATTCTCGACAAAAAAGATTAGAATTATTGGCAGGATTAATAGATAGTGATGGTTATTTAATCCGAACAAAAACTTCTTATGAAATTATTAATAAAAAAGAACAATTAGTTAATGATATTGTTACATTAGCAAGGTCTTTGGGATTTATAACAAAAGTTAATCCAAAATATATAAAATTAGGAAAAACACCTTTTAAGATTTTAAAATACTTTCGAATTACAATTAAAGGAGATTGTTCGATAATTCCTACTAAAGTTAAAAGAAAACGTGCAATTAAATCTAAAAAAATAAAATATAATTCATTACTGAGATTTAAAGTAATAAAAAAATTTAAAAATAAATATTATGGATTTCAGGTAGAAAAAGATAAAATGTATTTACTCAAAAATTATATAGTTAATCATAATACACATATAGCTATGAATATGGTTAAGCGATTAGTAGATGTAGGAATAAAACCTTATTATTTGTCATTAGAGACTGGAAGTAGATTCGCTAAAATTGCATTGCAATTAGGACTTAAAGAAGGAGATTTTTATCATGCGTTTTGTGCAGACCCAACTAAAATAGAACTTGAACCAAATTCTGTTACAATTATTGACTGGTTATTGATAACAGATAAGGCGAAGACAGATTTAGTGTTTAAACATTTTGTAGAACAATTAGCAAAAACAAAAGGATTTCTCATTATTTTTCAACAATTAAAAGATAGATTTCCACAGAAAAAGAATCCTACTCCAAGAGATAAGGCAGATTGGTTTGCCCCTAATATGGTTAGACAATTTCCTGCATTGGCTACAATGTATTTATATGATGATGATAATGACGGAACTTATGGGAGATTTTATATTGAAGCAGTGAGAGAACCAAAGCAAATAGGAAAGAAAATATGGCAAATTCCTTGTGTTTATGATGGAGCAAGTAAAGAACTAAAAAGAATAGATGAACTAAAACAAAATTTATCACAGGCACAAACATCAATGTTACCACCAACTGTTCCAAATAATTCTACAAATCAGCCTGTTCAGAACAATCAGAATCCACCAAAGTCTAAAGGAGAAAACTAATGGCATATATAAAGAAAATTGCTATTAATAAAATAGAAAAAACTATTAATAGAACTATTAATCAGAATACTATATCGATGGGATGGGATGTTGCTCAACATGCAACAGGTGTAGCTATTATTCGGACAACAGATAAATATATTTATTTAGATAAGATTTATAAGATTACTGTTCCTAAAAAAATTCAAAATAAAGATTCTATAGATTTATTTTTAGAACAATTAGAAGATATAACACGTGATATTTCAAAGACTTATAAACTTGATGTTAATATGATAGAAGATTGTTTTTTTGGAAGTAATGTTAAAACATTAAAAACCCTTGCAAGATTTAGCGTCTTGGTATATGATAGATTAAGAAATTTAACGAAAATATCTATATTTATTATGCCATCCAGTGCTCGAAGTAAAATAAGATTTAAAAAAAGCAAGAAGGGAGTTTCTGGCGATAAACTAAAAAAAGAGATTCTTAATTATATAAACGAACTTCTTCAAATAACATTAAAAGACCATGATATAGCAGATGGTATTGGATTAGCTTTAGCGGGGGTGATAAAATGAGTAAAACATATAAAAATGTAGGTGGGACGATAAAAGATATAGAAAAATATATAGAAGAGGAACGTAAAAAGAAAATGAAAACATTTGTGGGTTGGATTTATTATCAGCTTTATTTGCCAATTTATAGAAAAGTAAACGATATATATTATTTCTTTAAAGTTAATGTTCCTAACTTCATTGGTAGAATCAAAAAAGGATATGGCAAGGCTGATGTATGGAATTTTGATTATCATATTGCCAGTGTCATTGAAGGAGGAGTAAGAGAGTTAGCCGACCATCATATGGGACATGACGCAACTATGACTGATGAAGAATGGACAGAAATTCTTTATCGAATTAGCAATACTTTTGCTACAGCCAGGAAAGTAGCTAATCATGATATTATATTAACCACAAATCAAAGAGATTATAGGCATATGAAAAAAATAATGAAAAATCATGATGTAGTTGTTTATTCTCCTGAATTAACTAAAGATTTTTATAAAGGTTTTGATTTGTTTAAGAAGTATTTCTTTGGATTATGGGATTAAGAAGGAGGAAAATTATGGCTCAGAAAAAACCTATCGATTTAAATCATGATAGAATAGTTCCTGCTTGCAATCAGAATCATCCTTATACTCATATAGCAGGAGATAGAGAACATGTATATTGCTATAAGTGTAAAAAAATAATTGGTCTTAAAGTTATTCCATTTTGGCAAGAAGAATTGGAAACTAAATTTGTTGATTATTCATATGATGGAGGAATAGAAACAGAGCATTTTGAATTCTTAAAATTATATGAAAAATATATCGGAAAGATGGATAATTGGGGGTGTTCAGAAATAGAATCAACCAAAATTAAAATTAAATGTAAAGACGGTTTAATTCAAATAGAGAGGATAAATTAATGATTAAAAAAGTTACCAAAAAGAAAGTTATAAATGATATAATTAAAATTTTAAAAAATAATAGGATAAGATTTGATTCATTAGATTGTGAATTATTAGATGAAATGAAAGAAAGATTTATATCTAAAGTTATTGAATTAAATCGCAATGGAGAAGTATTTTTAAAATCTCCGTCATATTATAGAATCACAATTGATTTTAAAATGCCAATTAAAGTTAAGGAGTAAAAGAATGAGTCGGAAGAAAAAAGAAAAAGAAGAACCTAAGACAAATATTGATGATATTTTATCTGGAATAGAAAAAAAGTATGGTAAAGGAGCAATTATTCAATTCAATAAAAATTATACACAAGATACTAAATCAATTTCTACTGGTTCAATAAGTCTTGATATGGCTCTCGGAATAGGCGGAGTACCCAAAGGTAGAGTTATTGAAATATTGGGAGCGGAATCTGCTGGTAAGACAACTCTTGCTTTAAGCATAGTAAAACAATGTCAAGAAACTGGAGGCAATTGTGTATATATAGATGCAGAACATGCCTTTGACCCTGATTATGCAACTAAAATAGGTATAGATATTAATAAATTACATATTTCTCAGCCTGATTATGGAGAAATGGCATTAGATATTGCTCAAAGTTTTGTCGAATCTGGCAAAATAGATTTAATTGTGATTGATTCTGTTGCTTCTTTGACACCTAAAGCAGAACTTGAAGGAGAAATGGAAGATGCTAATATAGGATTACAGGCTCGTTTAATGAGTAAAGCTTTACGTAAGTTAACAGGCTCAATTTCTAAGAATAATACCTGTGTAATTTTTATTAATCAAATTCGTATGAAAATAGGAGTAATGTTTGGAAATCCAGAAACGACCCCTGGTGGATTGGCTTTGAAGTTTTATGCTTCAGTTCGAATTGATTTGAGAAGAAAAGGGCTTATAAAAGACTCAAATGGCTCACCAGTTGCCAGCGAAATTAGAGCTAAAGTTATTAAAAATAAAGTTGCTCCGCCTTATAGACAAGCAGAATTTGCTATTTATTATGATGAGGGATTATCCACTTCTATGGATATATTGCAAATGGGATTGAGTCATGGCATTATTAAGAAAGCAGGAGCATGGTTTTCTTATAATGACGAAAAGATAGGACAAGGACAAGACAATGCTCGTCAATATTTAAAAGATAATCCAAAAATTCTTAAAGCAATTAGAGAAGAAATTCTCAAATTATTGGGGAGAAAATAATGACCCCAGGATTCTCAGAAGAAACAAAGCAAGCAATATACGAATCACAAAATGGATATTGCAAAGTAAAAGGATGTCATAATTCAATTCATAGTGTGCACCATAAACTTCATGATACCGAATATAATCGTAGGAAATATCCTTTATTTATAGATAGTCCATTTAATGCGGTTGGTTTGTGCGAACATCATCATACACAAAAAAGCCATGAATGGCGAGTAACAGACCAAGAAGCTAAGATGTATGAAGAATATTTAGATGATTTAATTATGTATGGGAGATAATCATGTCTAACTATTGTTCAGGTAAAATAGAATGGCAAGCTAAACAGATTCTTTTAAATTATCCTATCATAAAAGAATTGCCAGCATCAATTAGTGGAGTTTATCATGTTGGCGAAACAGCATTAGAACATATTGAAAGAACTGCAAGTATAATGAGGCATTTATGTGATGAATTTAAACAATATTTAACAGCAGAAGATAAAGATATGTTAATTGCATGTGCTTATTTGCATGATATGGGTAGTTATGTTATTTCCAAAAAAGGAAAGCCAAGCAAAAAACAAAGTATGGGTGGATGGATTTATTATGAAAAAACGGGATTTAGTAGATTGGAGCCACTGCATAGAATTCATCCAATAATCTCTGCTTCAATGATTAATGCGTATCAAATTGACCGTAAAGAAGATATTAAAAAAGTAATTGCTTCTCATATGAGTCATTGGTATCCACACGCTCCGCAACCTAAATGTTTGTGGGAATATTTGATTTGTATTGCTGATTATTTAGCAAGTAGGAAAAATGTTTTTGATAATAGAACATCTAATTGGTTTGATGAATTACCAAAAAGGGAGAGAATCGATGAAAGAAATAAATGAATTTAAAAAAATATTAGAAGGGACATCAAATGAAAAAGTAAGATTGTATGCTGATACAAGCCAGGCTCCTATAATAAAAGTATTTGTAATAGACCTGACTACATCAGAAATTTTAGCTACTGAAAATTTGGATATGAACAATTTATCGGCTTATACTAAAAATGAAATGGTAGACTTTTTAGGAGAATTTATTAGAGAGTTATTTGAAAAAATTGCTCCTACTATCTCTTATATCAAAAGACGCAAAGCTGAGTTAGAACAAACTATTTTAGAAGAAGTTAATAAATTTACGAGAGATACAGAAATAAAAATTGATAATATTGAATTAATTAAATATGAAGTAATAAGAGGAAGTCAAACTGGTAGAACATATGCGATAAAAATAAAGGCAGAAGTTTAAATAATGGAAAATAAAACTATTTTATTAACTGCTTTAGTAGGAAGTCGGGCTCATGGTTTAGCCAGAGAGGATTCAGACTTTGATTATAGAAGAGTTTATATTATTCCTACTGAGGAAATTTTATCTTTAAATTTTAAATATAAAGGAGCCGATTGGATTGAAGGAAATATTGATAATACTGCTTATGAGTTAGGACATTTTTTACAATTAGCAGTTAAATCTAATCCTACAATTTTAGAAGTTTTTATGGCTCCAATTGTACAATTAAATACTGATGGACAATTATTATTAGATTTATTTCCTTATATTTGGGATGTACAAAATGCTTATGACGCATTTGTTGGATACGGACATAACCAAAGAAAGAAAATGCTTGAGAATAAAGATAATAAATCTGATAAATTTGCAATTGCTTATATCAGAACTTTATTTAATTTAATTATATTATTAAAGACTGGGCGTTTTTCTATGGAAATAAAAGACCCAGTTTTAAAGGAATTTTTATTGAAGATTAAAGAAGGTAAAGTTTCTTATGGAGAAATTATTGACAGGGCAGAATTCTATAAGTCTATTGCTACAAAAGAGTTAGAGAATTGTACACATACAAATAACCCTAAAAAAATTAATAATTTTTTGATAAAAATGAGAAAAAAATATATGGCTATAAAGTCTTGACAGAAGGGCGTATAGTATGGTATAATTGTAATAGGAGGAAAATATGAAGACTGTTTATGAAATTCAGGAAATGTTTCAAGATGAATCTCAGTTGCACTTAGTTATAGAAGATTGCAAAGATACAATTGACAAAATTAACTATTGGCAAAATGTTTTACTCCAGGGGGTATTAGATGGTGCAGAACAAGCTAAAAGTGCACTACAGGAGCTTACAGGGGCTTATATGGGACTTCAACCATACCTTACCGTAGCAGAAACCGAGAAAAAGGTACGAGAGAATGAAGAATATCAAAGAATACGTCAAAATACTACGGGTAAATTCACTTCAGCAGTAGCGGAAAAAGAAGCTTCTACATTAGTTAATAATTATAGAAGAGTAAGAAACTATCTTCAGGGATATAATTCAATGTGCGAAAAAGCTATTTCCTCTATTCAGAGCGTATTAAAATTTATGGGAGAAGAAATTAGATTAAATAGATAGGGAAATAAAAAATGACAAAGAAAGAAATATTAAAAAAAGTTATTTATAAAGTTTATAATAATGGTTGTAATTATTTACAATTAGATATTAATAATTATCAAATGGGATGGGATTTAGAGCCAGACATCAGTGCTTATTATTACATTATTTTTAGAAAAGAATTTGCTAAAGCTTTTTGGGGAGAAGAAGAAGTATGTGGTTATTGTGGTGAGATATGTTGCCCTAAAGCTGGAGATTTTTGTTATAATGACGAATGTAGTTTATCAGTTGATTATCCCAATCCTATAAAAGCTTGGAAATATCATCTTCAACAAATAGTATTAGAAGAAGAACCTTTAAAATATTTGGAGAAATTTTTATGATAAATATTACGGAAACAAAACATATAATTCGACCAACATTATATTGGGAATTAAGACGAATTAGAAGAAAATTATATTTATTAAAACAAACAATTATTCAAGAATTAGGTATTAATAGATTTTGTAAATATTTATTGAATAAATTTTTATAAATAAATAATAATGAATACTAACAAGTAAGGAGTATGTTATGGAAAAGATATGTATTCCCAAAAAAGGTAAGTCTTCTGTTGTGATGATATATGTACCAATTGGCTCTCGATTTGAGTCAGATAATATTAAAGGTATCAGTCACTTTACAGAACATATGATGTTTAAAGGTACAAAGAAACGTACAGCTAAACAAATTGCTACTGAAATAGAAAAGTATGGCGGATATATTAACGCTTTTACAGGCGAAGAAATGACATGTTATATTGTTGAAATTGCCAATCGTTATAGAGATAAAGCTGAAGAAGTTTTAATGGATATGCTTCATAATTCTGTTTTTGATTCTAAAGAAATTAATAAAGAAAGGGAAGTTATTATTCAAGAAATAAAAATGTATGAAGATAATCCTATTGAAGCTACTTGGGACAAATTTAATAAAGAAGTATTTTTAAGTCAATCTGGTTTACATATGCCTGTTGGCGGTACAGAAAAAACAGTTCGTAATATTACTCGTAAAGATTTTCTTGACTTTTATAAAGTTAATTATCGACAAATGAGTATTATTCAAGTTGGAGAAGTTTCTGCTATCGAAGAATTAAGCATACCTACAAAAATTCCTTTTCCAGAACCTATAAATCCTATTTATACTGATAAGAAAAAGAACGTCTATTTAACTCCAAGAAAAGATGTTCAGCAAGCTAATGTTATTATTGGCTATGCACTAAATTTATATGACATACCTGTAATAGATAGATTCTTTTCTAATCATCTATTAAAAGGTATTTATAATGGCATGGCAGGAAGATTATTTACCGAAATAAGAGAAAAACATCATTTAGTTTATAGAGTTAAATTTATTCCAGAAGATTTTATTGGCGTTACTTCTAAATGGGCAGTTTCTTTAGGATTAGAAGCATCTAAGATTAATAAAGCAAGAGATTTAGTTATTAAAGAATTATTAAAGCCTATTACTAAGAAAGAAATTAATTATAGCATTAATAAATTTTTAGGAAAGGTAGAAATTGATTTAGATGACCCACAAACTACTGCAAGATTAATTGCACACGTACGTAATTTAGGAATAGATATTAAAGAAGTTTTATATAATTATAAATATTATATCATTAAAGCATCTAAACATATAAATAATTATGTAAAAAAATTAAACTTTAACGAACACGTGGTCGTAGGAATAGTGCCAGAAAAATAAAAGGAGAGAATATGAAGGATTATGTGGGTAATCTGGATTCTTGCTTTCACGTTAAAGTCATCAAACAATCCAATCCATATAGTTGCTGTGGAGCGGTAATTTCCATGATTTTATCGATATATGGGATTCAGAAGACGGATGTAGAGATACATAAAGAAATAGGTAATGTTTTAGAAAATGGAGTTACCACTAATGAGATGGTAAAATATTTGCGTAAAAAGAAGATTAAGTTAATCAAAGTAACTCCCAAATATCTCATAAAGAAAAATAGACAACTTATTTATTATTTTAAAAAGTATAAAAACGTTATAGCTTATTTGACTCCGAGTCATGCCGAATTATTGGTAGGTTATATGCGAGACGGAGAAGATTTAATTTATATGACAGTAGACCCAGAAGAGGGTATGTTATATGGAATAGTGGATGATAAATTATATGAACATGCAGAAATGTTCATAGTTATTACTGGCAAAAGAAAGATAAAGAGAAAGAAAAGCCATGAGAAAAAGAACCAAGGCACAATACTTTGTTAAAATGTTTATTTTTTGGATGGGCAAATTAGGATTTGAGAAGCCTATTGATGCCGTAAAAGATAATAGAATGGATTGTCCTTGTTGCATTGAAAACTGGTATGACCCACATAAAATTTGCTTAAAATATCATACAAGAAGACTTGGGCAATATTCTAAGTCATATTTACTTAATTTTGTTTTTCATGAAATAGGACATTTATGTGAGAACTTGCCTTATGATACAGATGAACAAAAGGTATTATCGGAAAGAAAAGCAGAAATGTTCTCTGTTCGTATGATGAAAAAATACTATCCAAAAGAATATCAAAAAATGCTTAAAAGAATGACAGAAAGAAATTCACTAATTAAAATGAAAAAAGACGACCCGTTATATTACAAAGCATATTTAAGTATCGCAGATTATCGTAATACAATAAAATAGGACTATGAAAAGTAACAAGAAAACTCAAAGAATGTCTAATGACTTATTAGAAGATGTATGTTTAGATTGTTGCGATTTTATTTTACCGAATAAAATCTTAACTACTTGTGATAAATGTCCAGTTAATTTTTTAAAAAGATACGCAAAAACAATCATAGAGCTAAATCAAACAAGAAAGAAAAGTGATAGAATATGAAATTGATTAATATTCATAATGTAGGAAGAAAGATTTACATCTTCTCCAGAGATAAATCGGGATTAATCTGGATGGAAGACGATTCTTTCTTTCCATATTATTACGAACCTGACCCAGAGGGTAAATTTATCAGTTATGATAATAAGCCCTTAAAGAGGCTGTTTTGCTCAGAACCAAAACAAGTGGCTCAAATGAGAAGCGACGAGAGCTATGAAGCAGACATTATTTTTACTCGTAGATATATGATAGATAAAATTGATAAATTAACACGAGTAGATTTAAAATTTGCATTTGTAGATATTGAAGTTTTAGCCCAGGAAATGCCAGATGTGTCAACTGCATTAAATCAGATTTCATGTATTTCTGTTTACAACTCTGAAAATAAAGTTGTTAACACATTTTATTTAGGAGACTATAAAACAGAAGAAGATTTAATTAAAGCCTATGTTAATCATATGAGGCAAGAAAAGTTTGATATTTGGCTATCTTGGAACGTAAAATTTGACTATAATTATTTATATAATCGTTATAAAAGAATTTTTGGTCATAAAGCAGATTTTGCCAGAGATATAAGTCCTATTCATAGAGGAAGAAGACCAGAATTTGGGCAACTAATGAATAAAGATGATTATCGTGATTGTGAACAAGTATGGTTCCCAGCAGGAATAAGTATTATTGATTATATGCAATGGTTCAAAAAATATACTTTAGGGAAAAGAAAGTCCTATAGATTAGATTATATTGCTCAATACGATTTAAAAGAAGAATCTTGGGGTAAAGAAGAATTTGGTATTTTAAGCGAAGAGATTAAAAAGAAGAATATTAATGACATCCAGCGTATGGTCAAATTAGAAAAGAAATTTAAATTAGTTTCATATTTCGATGAAACACGAAGATTTGCTAAAGTAGAATGGGAAGACCTTTATCATAATTCTCGTACACTTGATATGCTTTGTTTACAAGAAGCAAAGAAAAAAGGAATAATTCTTCCGAATAAACCTCATGGAACAGAGAAAGAAGATTTTGAAGGTGCTTTTAGAGATATATGTGAACGAGGAGCACATTTTAATATTGCAAAGGCAGATTTGGGCTCCGCATATCCCCAAATGATTAAAGATTTTTGTTTAGACCCTGCTAATCTTAGGATACAAGAAGGCAAAAATACGATTACGGTTCCAGTAACAGATAAAGATACTGGTGAATTAATTAATACATATTATTATGAACAAAACGAAACAGCAATTTTGCCTACAGTTGTTAAGGGTTTAATGGAAATGAAAAGTATTATTAAAGGGGAATTAAATAAATTAAATCCAGAAATGCCAGAATATAAAATTATAGAAGCCAAATATGCGTCAATTAAATCTATTGTTAATTCTGCATATGGTGTTATGGGGAATAGATTCTTTAGATTGTATGATAAGAGAGTAGCAGAAAGTACTACATTTTTAGTTAGAAATTTACTTATGCACACTGCGGATGTTTTAAAATCAGAAGGAAGAACAGTTATTTATGCAGATACAGATAGTGTATTTATAGATGGGAAAGAAGATATATCTAAACGACTAAATGAAATTGTTCATGATTGGGGTACTAAATTATATAACAATTCTAAAGTTAGTGTTGAATTTGAGCATGAAGGTTATTATGAAAAACTTCTGGTTGTTGCTAAATGTCGTTATATTGGTTATTTAGTAAATAATAAAGGCAAAATAAAAGAAGAAATCAAAGGGGTAGAAGTTAAGCGTAGTGATAGTTCAAAATATATGGCATGGTATCAAAAAGAATTAATTACGAAAATATTAAATAAAGAAAATAATATAGTAATCTTTCAATGGATTCGAGACCAAATAGAGGACATGAAATTTAGACCATTAGAAGATATTGCATTTCCATGTAAATTAGCTCGTAGACCAGAGCAATATAAAAATATTCCTATATTTGTAAGAGCATTAGAATATGCTAATAAACACGGATTCCATAAAAATATTGGAGAATTATTTTATTATATTTATGTAAAACCTTTTATTGTTGGAGAAGAAAAAATAACAACTTATAAATATGGAAATTGTTCTGTAGCTGAAAAGACAGTAAAAGAATTAGAAGAAGAAGTGATTAAAAATCCTGACTATATATTTAAATGGAGAAGAAAAGAATATAATGCTCAAGATTTTTTAGAAGGAATTGAAACATCAAGCAAAAAGAAAGATGTCAAGGGTAATGTTATGGCATTTGATGAACGTACAAAAAACCATATTCCAATAATTGATTGGAAACAAATGATAAATCGTAATATTATTTATAAAACACAGACAATCTTTGAAGCTATGGATTGGGATATAAAAGAAATTATGCCAAATAAAAAACCTGAGAAAGGTAAAATTGTATGAGTTATTGTCGATGGAGTAGTAATGACTTTAAGTGTGATTTATATTGCTATGAGTATGTTTATGGTGGCTGGATAACTCATATAGCAGGTCTTAGACCAAAATATAAAACTAAATTACCAAAGAAAATAAAATTTTCTAATCCACCAACAGAAAATCAGTGGAAAAGATGGTGGAAGCGTCATCAAAAAGTATTAAAAATGCACAGCAAAGCAAAGCTGATACCTATCGGATTACCATTTGATGGTAAAACTTTTCATAGCAATACGCTTGAAGAATTTCTTGGATTATTAATAGAACTTAGAAATATTGGATATAAATTTCCTGATTATGTTTTAGTGCGAATTAATGAAGAAATTGAACGAGAAAATAGGAAAATCTATGGCAAAAAACAAAAAACCAAAAAAGATAGATTTAAATGAAATAGCACTTAAAACTCGAAAAACCTGGATAAGAAAACCTCAGACACAAGTAGTTCCAAACAAAAAGAGAAAGTCCAGAGCTCAGAGAAAATCGGATTTTAGAAAAAGAATAAGGAAGGAGGATGTATGATAAAGACAGAATATTTGGTCGGAGTAACTGACGTCTTTGCTGGAGTTAATTTCATAACCAAAGCACGTGGGCAGGAAGAATTAGGAAGATTAGTATTGTCTTTGGGCAAAAGATTTGTATTAAATTCTGTAACTATTATGCCTAATTATGTGGATTATGATTCTCTTATTCAAGAAATGCAATCAAGTCAAGATGATGGTATTAATTTTGGCAATGAATTATGAATTTATAAACCAAAAGTAAAAAGGAGGATGATATGTTAAGAAGTGTTCATTTGAATAAAGAGTTAAGGAAAAATGAAAAGATTATAAAAAAGATTAGTAAATTAATAGAACAAAGTCCAAATAAATATAGCGAAGAAGCTCAGTTACTTTTAGCTTGTTCTAAGAGTTTGGATTTACTTTGTAAATTATTGCGTGACGTTAAAACTAATCAAGTTATAATCATGGAAGCTCAGGGAATTGAATTAATTAAAGAAACAGATAAATCAGAAAAGAATAAATTAGATAAAAAGGAAGAGACTGCTCAACCTATAACTGAAGAACAAAAACCGAAAGATGATGTTTAATTAAGGCGGCGATAATATGAAAAAAAGCAAACCACAAAAAGGTTGGACATCAGAAGAAATAGCTCGGTTACAAATATTAGTAGAAGATGGTCTCTCTTACACAGATATTGGAGTTAAATTAGGAAGAACTTCTACATCTGTGGAGCATGCTATCAGAAGATATGGAATCGCTAAGAAAATAGCCAGGAAAGACGATTTATTTTTAGGTAAACGAGTTAATCCAAGAAAATTAACTTATAAAGATTTAAATGAATTATCTCGTTATATTGGCAGTAAATTGGTAGAGGGCTATGAAGTAGTCAAGCTTAAAGAACCTAAATTAATTAAATACAAAGAACGCAGAGAAGAAGTTTCTATTCTTGATATTAGCGATGTTCATATTGGGATGGTTAATACTGTTTTTGATAGTCAGAAAGGAACTAAAATAGTAACTTATAATATGGAAATTTTTGAAAAAGAATTAACAACTCTTCAAGATAGTATTTTCCAGATTCATGAAATATTAAGGAATAGTTATAAGCTTAGAAAATTAGTTGTGTTTATGCTTGGAGACATTATTACTAATGACCGTATATTTAAAGAACAAGCATTTGAAGTTGAAAAAGTAGTAGGTCTTCAAATATGGGATGGAGTAGCTTATTTTGCACAATTCTTTAATAATCTATTACGTATTTATGAAGAAATTGAAGTAGTGTGCGTAGTGGGCAATCATGGACGGTCTTTACCAGATTCTTATGAAGAACCAGTAGAAAATAATTTTGAATATCATTTATATAAGATTCTGGAAAAACAATTCGAAAAAAGTAAAAGAATTAAGATAATTGTCCCAGCTTCACGTAGGTACATTTATCCTGTTTTTGGCTGGAAACATCTTATCGAACATGGAGATTCTTTGCGAGGATTTACTGATAACTCAATTGAAAAACAGATTAAAGAACTCTCTCTTAACATTGGAGGATTTGATGTAATGCACTTTGGTCATGTCCATAAATTAAAAGAGAGAGAAATTGCCGATAAAGTTATTGTTAAACAGAATGGATGTTGGATTGAAAAAGATAGTTACGCCTTTAAGAAGTTTAAGACCTATTCTGTTCCTAAACAACACTTTTTTGGATGTAATGAGAAGCGTGCAGAAACATGGGCATATAAAATAGACCTTCGAGGTTAAGATGAACAAAGATAATAAATGGGAAAAAGTCAATACAAATACAAAACGATTAAAAGTAGATACTGGTTGGATTGTAGCAGTGACACATAAAAATCAGATTTCTACATGTTTTGTATCTGATATATTTCACACCTGGAAATTAAAAGGATATAAAGGATACGTCCAATGATTATTTTTACAGACCCTCACATAGAAGAAAAATATCTTGATGAGCTTGATGATGTCTTTAAAGAAATCTATACAAAAGGAGTTAAAGGTGAAGAAATGGTCATGATAGGCGACTATTATGAAAGAGTAAAATTAACTCCTAAAGAGCTTTTCTTCGGCACCCAATGGGCTTGGAAATTTGCTCAGAAATTTAAGACTACATTCGTGATTGGGAATCACGGTTTAGCAGGAGGAGAATCTATTATTCTCTATTTGAAATTTGTGGGGATTAATGTAATACCTGAATATTTAGCTGAAGTTGGAGGAAAAAAGGTTTATTTTGGGCATTTTATGACCAATAAATCTCTCTTTGAATATGGCTCAAGTGCCATTACGGTAAAAGAGGTAGAAAAAAAGGCAGATTATATACTATTAGGGCATCAACATAATCCCCAGGAGCTTTCTCCTACAGTATTTCATTTGGGTAGCTGTCGGTATGTGAATTTCAATGAAGTAAGAGATAAAGAAAAACAATACGCTACGGTAGACGATTTTGGGAAATTAATGTTCTACCCTATTAAGTCAGCTACCCAAATGAAAGATGTTTACTCTTCAGATGAGTTATCAGATATATTGCCAAATACGAAGGTTCGTATGGTAATTAAATCTTATGAGCAGTTTAAAAAAGAAATTAATGGGTTAGCTCAATGGAGAGATAAGTTTATAGAATTTAAAGTAAAATTAGATTTTGAAAAACCAAAGGCATCTACACAGGTAAAAAGAGAAATAAAGAAAGAACAGAGTTTAGAGAAATTAGTTTATAAATGGATTTCTACAATTAAAGACCCAGATGTACAACAAGTTTTAAAAGAGGTATTCGAAGATGATACTAAAAAAGATTAAATTCCATAATTTCTGTAATTTTTATGGAGACCATGAATTTGAATTTGATAAATTAACGTTTATCAAAGGCAAAAATGGTACTGGAAAGTCTACATTGGCTTTTTATGGGGTCGTATTTGTTCTCCAGGGATATACGGTTAAATCATCTTTGACTGATTTACCTACCAGAAATAAGGCTAAAAATTGCTGGGCTGAATTAGAATTTGAGCATGCAGGGCATGAATATATGGTAAGACGAGAAGTGCCAACTAAAATTTCTATTAAGGAAGATGGTCAAGAATTAAATAATTTACAATCGACTGCTGAAAGAAATAGATATTTGACTAATATATTTGGAAACATAAGTACATTTCAACAATTTAGAATGATAGATGCTTATGATAAAGAAGTTAATTTTTTAGCTCAGGGTAATACTACTATGAAAAAGATTTTATTTTCTTTACATGAAGATAAGTTCAATTCAAAAAGAGATACTTTATTAAAGCTAAAGCATGAACGAGAAGTCTATAACAAAGATAAAGCTGTTATTTATAAACATTTCCCTTCAGTAAAGCGTCTTGAATTACTTAAAAAGAAATTAAGCAATACACAGACTCAATTAGCTAACGTCCACAAAGAAGAGCTTGATAATAGAGATAATAAATTAGATATTAATAAAAAAATAACAGAATTGCAAACAAAGAAAAGTTATAATGAAAGTAATATTAATAAGACCAAAACTAAAAATTTTTGTTATGCGTGCAGGAGAAAAATGACTGAGGAAGACAGAAATAAAGTTATTACTGAATTAACTGCTAAGATTGAAAGTATAAATATAGAACTTACTCCATTGACAGACCAATTAGACGAGATTACTGCTATTGAAGGTCACTATAAAGAAATTATTAATAATATTAATAACGTTATTAATAGGATTAATAGACGATTAATGCGTCTGGAAGGTCGTTTGCAACAAAAGGATTATAAATATACAGATAAAGACGTTCTGGTCATTAAACGAGCCATAGATGAACTTAATAAATTCTCTACAGAATATCTTATTGCCAGCATTAAAGACTTAGAACCTATTATTAATTCAGTTTTAAATAAAATAGGATTTACTCTAAGTTTTGACATAGATTTAAAAGGTAGATTTGATATAATCTTGACTACTGCCGATGGGCAATATAGTTATAAAGATTTATCAACTGGGCAAAGGCTGATTCTTCAGATAGCTTTTAAATTAGCCCTATTATTAGACAAAGGAGAGGAGGGATTATTAATTGCCGACGAAGGAATGTCAGCATTAGATAGAGAAAATTTACTTCATGTTATAAATCTTTTCGAAAATCTACCATTTCAATTAGTTTTTGTTTTACACAACTTCGATGAACCACCAATTAGCGTAAAAGTCATTAACCTAAGTGCGGAGGAGGAAAAGGATGTTAAAACAATTGTTAAGACCAGTTGTAAAAAAACTGGAAGCAAGAAGACAAAAAGTAAAAAAGTCTCTTGAGTTAGCCGACCAAAAACAGACTGTTGATTATCTTGTTATGGGTTATAAGTTCTTAAAATGGGCTGAAAACCAACTTCCAAATAGACATGCTAAGAAAGCGTTCTTGAAGCGTCTATTAAAAGAAGGTATAACCGAAAATCAAACAGTTAGATATTTTGCCACGAATCTTCACATGTTCCAATCTCGTATGCAATTTATGGAAGACCAGAAGCGAGCCCGCTTTAATCCTATTAAAAGGATTAAGGGATTTATTGCTCAACGGAAAGCTAAGAAGGTGGCTAAAGTCAAGAAGGAAGACGAAGGAAAAAAGGAGGTTAAAGTATAATGAAAGTATATATTAATACTCCTGATAAACAAGGAAGAAAACTCGTAGAGGTAAAATTGATTGAAGAAAGAAAAACAGCTGTTGTAGTAGAATTACCAGATGGTAATCGTATAGTTCGAAAAAAGAAACGTGATTTGCCAAAAAAAGAGGAAGATAAGTCATGATAGTTAAAGCTGAACAACCAGATTCTTATCTATGGCATGTTATCGATAATGATACTGATAAAGAAATCAGAGGGGTAATTTGGGCTAATGATGAAACAAAAGAATTAGAAAGATATGACATGAATGAAGACGGGACGCCCAAATATACAAGCACAGATTTTGTGACTATAAAAGAAAAGAGAAACTTTAGATTAGTTAAAGAAGGAGAAAAATCATGATAGAGAAAAAAGAATATAAGGGAAGACCTATTATTAGTTTGAAAAGAAATGATGAAGATAAGTATCCATTTTCATTTGGAGTTGGTAAAGCAAAATTAATTGTTGAGAATATCGAAGATATTAAAAAGTTTATAGCAGAGAATGAAACAAAATAAAGGAGGGAAAGAAAATAATGAAGATACAAATTAGAGATTTAGTAGGAATGAAAAAATCTTTACAAAAATTGGCGGAACAAGATTTGCCAATTGCAATCTCTTATGAACTACAAAAAATTGTTCAAATTTATAATCAAGAAATTAGTATTTATTCCAAACAGAAAACTAAGATTATAAATAAATATGCGGATATTAAAGATGGTAAAAGGGTTATTCCACCTAAAAAGATTCCTGCATATACTAAAGAGGTAGAACAATTATTGGATTTAAGTGTAAAATTTCCTGTAAAGAAAATCAAACTTTCGGTTTTAAAGGCTCAGAATGTTAAATTATCAACTGTTGATTTACTTAACTTAGAACCGATAATTGAGAATAAATAAGGTATATTATGACTAAGAAAAAAGAGGAGCTAAGACCAGTTAATCTCTTTAGACCTGGAACTAAAGAATATTATAGAGATACACTGGAAAATATTATTGGCATGACAATTGATTATGATGGATATAGGTCAAAAAAAGGTTTAAAATCTTTAATTGATGATATAAGAAGACATGCCATTAAAGCTTTGACACATAAAACATTATATTTAGGTACTGCCAATACAGCAAAAATAATTCAGAAAGAAAAAGCCATTATTTGTCCTAATTGTGAAAGAAAAATTCCTAATCCTCAACATAGGACTAAGAGAGGCTGTATTTGGTGTGATGCTAAATATCGCAGAAAATAATCAACAAAGGAAACATGGATAACAAGATGTATATATTTAAAAAATGTAATCACTGTGGTAACATTATTGACCATAAATATAAGTGTGATATTTGTGGAAAGATAATGAAGATAGCATATTTAACTATTGAGTATACAAAATTAAATAGTAAAATAATTCATATTTGTTCTAAAAAATGTGAGAAGAAGTGGAGGAAGTAATGAGTAATATACATAAAGTCTGGGGTGAGCGAAGACGAATTCATTTAGATTGTTTAAATGAAATCGATTTGCTTTATATAAAAAAAGATACTTTTTGTAGTACCCATACACATAAATATAAAACAAATAAGTTTATTGTGGTTCAGGGCAAAATTCGTATTGAAACAGAATTTGGTCAAAGAACATTAAGTTCAAATGAGTCCTGGGAAGTTAATCCTCCAATTAAGCACAGATTTTATGCTCTTGAAGATTCTGTCATGATAGAAATTGCATGTATTTCAACTCAATTATGGAATACTATTGGAGCAATTGACCCTAATGATATTAATAGAGAGAGTCAAGGTGGGCGTATAGTTAATGGAAAAGAAATGACTTTAAATGAAATGAGAGAAAAAGGAATGTTAAACTTATGAAATTTATTAGTCCAGATACTATTCATAGATATATAAAAATGTTATCTCAACAAGGATTAAATATTCAATTTGAAGAAAATATTGAAAAAATAAAAAAATCCAATTTACCATTAATTATTTGGAATCCTTATGGTTATTTAACTTATAATCAAAAAAAATATTTAGATAAATGGGAATTATATCAATGGTATCGACAAAATAATAAGCCAGTTTACATAGTAGAAAGAGGAGCATTTCCTAATCAAATTTTTATTGACCATACAGGATTTAATGTAGAAAGTACTTTATTAAATAGTAAAAAATGGGATATTCCTTTAACAAAAAAACAAAGCTATCAAATAGATAATTATTTAGAAAAATTTAAGAAGGATAAATCAACTTTAGAAAAACAAAAGTTATCA